GGGAGTCTCCAGTTAATACCATTACTGATTCCCAGCTTCCAGCGGATGTAACCATTGCCATCAATATTCTGGAGGAAGTGAACAGGGCTATCCAAAGTGAAGGGTGGCATTTCAATACCGAAAATAAAACCCTCTCTCCTGACGGTAATAATGAAATACTGGTTCCCACCAATGTCCTGTCCATAGATTCCGCAAAGGATGAATATCAGGATATAGACCCAGTTGAAATTGATGGTAAACTTTACAATTACAAAAAGAACAGTTACACCTTCACAAGTAAGGTAAAGCTTGAGATCATCTACAAGAGGACATGGGATCAACTTCCAGAAGCCTTCAAGGATTACATTGCAAGGGTATCAGGCAGGAAACTCCAGATGCGTGTGATGGGTGACAGGATATTGAATCAGGAACTCCTGCGTGATGAGATAATCGCCAAGGCAAAGTTCATTGACTACGACTCTCAAAATGCCGACAGGACTATTTTTGATGATGTTTCAGTAGCTGGTGTACTAAACAGATAATGCCCCTGATTACCTACAAAGTTCCCAACCTGATCAATGGGGTATCGCAACAGCCAGAAAGCTTAAAGTATTCCACACAGGCAGTAGCACAGGTTAATGCCTATTCAGACCCCACGAAGGGACTAACTAAACGTCCCAGTACCCATTTCATTAAGGATGTGGTGGTAGGTGAGGGATACACAGATTCAGAGAATATATTTTCTGGATTTATCCACACTATAAAGCGAAGTGCTACTGAAAAGTATGCAATTATAGTGAAGGATGATGAAATGAAGATTTTCAATCTGGATGGTACTCAAGCCAAAATAAATGACAGCTATGAGGCCGCTGAATCAGCATATTTAATTGGCGGAACTTTAAGGGCAACAACAGCATTGGATACCACTTTCATTGTTAATGATAGCAAGGTTGTGGTAATGGCTGGTTCTTGCACAGATACCCAACACAACACTCAAGCAAAATGTGAAGCGGCTGGTGAAACATGGACTCCGTCCACCAATGTAAATACATATAAGGATGCTGAAGGAGTTGATGGGGATGAAACAGCCTTGGTATTTATAAAGCAGGGGGATTACGAAAAGAAGTATGAAATTACTATAGGTGATAACACTTATACATATACTTCTGGTAAATCTCTAACGCCTACTGACACGCAACAGGCAAAATCAGCAGATAGTGAAGTTATTGCCGCAGGACTTCGTGGGGGAAAAGATGATCCTGATGCTGGTTCTGATAATGATAGTGGGGATGGGTTACTTAAATATGTAACAAACGCATACACCAATACAGCCATTACTGCTGGAGACTTAACCTCTGTAGATAGATATGGCAATTTACTTGTTCTCAAGAAAACTGGAGGTATTGCCAGTATATCAGTTGATGATGGTTTGGCTGGATCAGGATTGGGTTTGGTCTTTAAAGCTGTAGACCATATTACTGATCTTCCCCTGAAGGCTCCAAAGGGATACAGGGTCAAGGTTCATGGGAGTCTGGATGGGGATGAGGATGATTACTTTGTAGAGTTCCAAACCAATGATGAATCTTTGGATGACGGAGATGTTGCTGAAGGGACTTGGACAGAATGCTTGGGGTGGATGACTGATACAGATAATGAATCTGAAGTCAGGAAAGCTTTAGGGGACAATATGCCGCTTGTCATTAAGAGTACCGCACTCAATGAGTTCACTATGACCGATGAAACTTGGGATGCTAGGATAGCGGGTACAGAAGAAACCAATCCCACTCCTTCTTTTGTAGGCAAAGCAATTAGTAATGTATTCTTCTTTAAGGATAGGCTTGGCTTCATTTGTGAGGACAAGGTAATAATGTCAGAGGTGGGATATTACTATAATTTCTTCAGGAAGACTGTCAGGGTTTCAAAGGATAGTGATCCAATAGATGTTGGAGTGGCTTATGACAAGGTTATCAACCTTAAATACGCATTACCTTTTGATAATCGTTTGATTCTATTCTCTGAAAATGCCCAATTTTCCTTGGAAGGTGGGGATAGTTTAACTCCGAAGACTGTGAGTATCCTGCATAAATCCTCCTATGAAATGGATACTAATATCGAACCAATCACATTGGATGCACAGATATATTTCGGGTTCAAAAGGGGAGGGCATGTAGGCATCTATGAATACTTTATTACCAATGATAATAATAAATATGAAGGGGTGGAAATAACAGAACATGTCCCCAGTTATATAGAGAATGGAGGTACTGAAATAGTATTGGCAGGGTCTTCAAAGGAGAAGGTAATAGCTGTCCTTGATACAAGTCTTACTCATATCTGTGATGACACTAGTTGTGGTGAAGAAGTAGGATTTAAAAGAATAAAGATTTATAAATACTATTGGAAGGGGAGGGAGAAGGTTCAAAGTTCTTGGTTTGAATTCCTATTCCACGATAAATTAACAATATTAGATATAGCTATCCTCAATTCAGAATTATATATATATGCTTCTGAAGACATTGGTGGAGTAAGTAAGAATTTAGTATTCTTAAAAATGGATTTGGCTGATAATAAGAATCCAGCACCCCAGAAAAGCTTTCATTTGGATCATGTTTTGGATACTGAAGTAGCCTCACATTTCACTACTAAAGCGTATGATTCAGCCACAGACCTCACTACTTATACCCTTTCCAGAAATGTAATGGGAGGAGATATAAGTAAGCTAAAGGTACTAAAGAAAATAGATTCATCTACTGCCAACTCCGCATTAGGATTTAGTCCTCTGGGGGATTATGTAGAAATAGAAGCTACAGCAGTTGGTTCCAATAAAGACAGGTTCACATTGGAAGGGAATACCACAGGTAGTGAGTTCTTTGTAGGCTTGGAATACAACATGGAATATGAAATGGCTTCTCCAGCATTGAGGGAGGATTCCAAAATGGGGGGAAGAACCCATGTAATGAACATGAGGAACCAGATAAGGAATGGTAAGGTATCTTATGAGAATACTGGATACTTCGAGATCACGGTTAAACCCAAGGGTAGGGATGCCTTCTCTTCTGTCTTTAAAGGAACCCCTCTGGGAGACTCGAATGGTTTAAATCTCCAACAAAACAACATTGTTAAGAATGGAGTCTTTAAATTCCCAGTTCTTTCAAGGGCTGAAGATGTAGAGATAAAGATTTTAAATCCTACTTATTTGCCTGTCCAACTGATCTCTGCTGAATTTGAAAGCTTCGTAAATGGTACTTCAAGAAGAACTTCTCGTTAAAGATTATACTGATAATTGCATCCTCAAATCTACAGAAGATCATGCCAAGAGCCTAGCCCCCAGATTGAGGGATGCAGACTTGAATGAACTAAAGGCACATGGTCTGGTGGATATAGAAAATGCCCTTGTTTCGGGAGTCAGGGATTCAATTGAATGCTATACGGTATGGAACAAGAAGGATGATAAGGCTATTGCTGTATTTGGTTCAGGAGACATAGAAAACATTCCTTATTCTGGATATGTCTGGATGCTGGGGAGTGATGATATTTCAAAGATTAAGCTTGAGTTCTTGAGGCATTGTAAAGAATGGCTTGCTAAACTACTGCGAAGATACAGGATCGTATATAATATCATAGATGTACGAAATGAAGTACATATCAAATGGTTAAAGTACATGGGTTTTGAACTAGGTACTGAAATCACAAGAAACGGTTATAAATTTAGAAAATTCTGGAAGGTAAGAGGAGATGTGTAGTCCAGCGGCAATGTTCATGTTATCAGCGGCACAGACAGGTGCTAGTCTCATGGCTCAAAGGAGTGCGGCAAGAGCGCAGGAACAAAGACAGGAACAATTAACAGAGCTTTCGAGAAGGAAACAATTACTTCGTTTAACCTCAACTGCGGCAGAAGAACGCAGGGCTACCATACAGGATGTCTTTGATACAGAAAAGGCACAGAAGATAGCTCAAAGGAACATAGGTGAGATAAGGGCGCAAGCGGCTTCTAGGGGTGTAACAGGTACTGCTGTAGCCCTATCCATAGATGAAGCCAACCGTGACTACCTTGAATACAGGGCAGCAAAGGATATGGGGGCTAAATTCAGGGAAGAAGGTAGGATGCTTGGGGGGATGAGTGATGCACTATATTCTCAAGCTGAAATGAGGAATATAAACAAGGAGATAGCCCAACCTAATTATGTGGCAGGGATGTTGGATTTGGGTGGGGCATATTCCACTTACAAAAAGAATCAGGCTGATTTGGATCAATATGGGGATAATGCCGATCTTGTTGATCATGCCTAATTTATGAATTAAATGATTAATGCCTTACACACGAATACAGTCCCAAACCCCACAGCAACCTAGACAACAGATAGGTGCTTTTGGTATTGGTGGGGGTGGAGGTACAGGTGCTAATGCCCAATGGTGGAGTGGAACTTCACAGAGTCTGGGTAGATTGTCTCAAACATTACAGCAGAACTTTGCGTCAGATGCGGCGAATAGAAACAAGAGCTTTCAAAAATTCAGGGAATATGGAAAAAATCTATATGAAACTGATCCCGAACAATACGAAAAAGTTTACAAGGGACTCCAAACAAAGAATAAGAAAAGTCTAGGCGTTATAAGGAAACTTATAATGGGAGGAAAGATGGAGCCTTGGCAATCTCAAGCTTTCAGAATTGGTTCACTTGATGCCAGAGCTTTCCGTTTGGCAGGGAGTTATAAAGAGGATTTGAATGAAGCAATGGGAAGTGGGCTATCCTTTGAAGAAATTAGGGAAATAAGTAGAGAAAAATTAGCTGATAATGATGAATATAAAGTTATCAGGGGTAGTAGTTATGCACTAAACACCTTGAATACCCTACTGAATGAATCTGAAAGTCACATTGAGGAGATACTGACAAAGAAATCTATAGATGATTATACTGAAAGGGGTAAACACGCTTGGTCACAGGTAGGGGTTGATCTTTTTGATCAATATATTTCAACCCAAGGGGATGCTCATCGGGAACCAGATGCAAAGTATCTTCTTTCCCAATGGTTACAAGACCCTGCTGGATATTTCCAAGGGAATGAGGAGTTCTTTTTAGAGCATGGGGTCATCCCTCATCTAATAAGTACAGTAGCTTCCAGCCGTGATTATGGTGGAGCAGATAAAGCCAAAAGTATTTTTGAAGATTTATTGGCTCTAAAATTAGATAATGGAGTTATATTTGGTACTGGGAAAATAACCGATACCCTACGTCAAGATGCTTATACTGCTTTTGATAAAGCCGAAGTAGCGGCGCAGGAAAGAAGTACGAGAGGTTTATCCATATTGGCTATGCGAACCTATGGAACAACTGGAGCCTCTAAAGGGCAACTTTTTGAATTATTGGGGGTGCTGGAAGATGATCCTAATTTCAATATTGATTGGGATGTAGGAGCGGCATGGATTCGGGATAATTTTAAAGACTATAAATCAGACAATATTTCAGTAGTTGAAGAAGACCTTTGGTTACATTACGAGGATATTTTTATTCGGAGTGAAGAGGGGTCGCCTTTAAGTGGTGAGGATTTTAAAATCCTGCGAGAAGCACATCAGGCTGGAGTAATCACTAATGGGCAATGGGATGCTATAACAACAACGGACGTTACCAATAAAAGTTTCAATGATTTTATAACTGACCGCCGAAATAAAGAACAAATTGATTCCCTTTATAATTATTTTGAACAACAACCTCAAGGGTTTGTTCCAGCCACTATAGCTAAAACTGCTGGGCCATATTTTGATTTTGGGGAAACCTTGCATGAGGTATTCGGTAAAGGCAAAAATAATGAGATTACTTTGAACCAAATGCGGAAAGTGCAGGGTTTGGCTACTATTTATGTAAATAAAAAAATTGAAAAGTGGTTACTTGAAGAACAAGAACTGTATATTGGAAATTTAGAAGCAGGGGATACATCTGGATCGTGGAAGGAACATGAAGACAAAGTTAGAGATAAAATTATAAATGAACTTTGGGACGATGTTAATGCCATAGGGGATCGGGAAATGCTTAATGCGTTAGGGGTACTGCAAAGGCAACTTGTAATCCCATCCAAATACGAGATAAAAGATGGAAAACAAACTGAAACCCTCGTTTTTTCTACACAACAAAAACAATTTCTGGGTTTCATTATTGATAGGAACATTGCCTATAAAAAAACAGAGTTTTTTGAAAAGCTGAGTGACTCGCAAAAGACAGCTTTAAAACTAGCTATAGAACAATTGGGAAACTAAAGAACTTTTAAAATGGCTATTCCAAAAAATAATCAAGTTGATCCTGAAAATGTCCCCAATGAAGTAGACGAAGAAGTTCTTCGTAATGCTAAAGAGGTTTCTAATATGGGACTCCCTCCATTACCCCCAGAACTTACGTGGGGAAGAAAGAAGAGACCAGTTGAGGAGAGTTATCACAATGAGAATATGACCGTTAAACCTCAAATCAGTTCATTCCTTGGGATGCTGGAATCAAGCGGTTTAATTACAGGTGATCAAGCCAATCAGAACAGAACACGAACCATCACTAATGAACTCCGTCCTCCAGAATGGAATCAGATGGTTAATAAAGCACTTGAGAATCCACTTTTGGAAGCTTTAACAGGCACTGATGGGACTAAAGCGGTAGAGAGGCTAGTGAAGGGGACTAAAGCATACGAAAAAGCTAAATCCGCATTTGAAACATATAGACTTAAACATGGACAAAATCCATCTGATGATCCTCAAATTATAAAATCCGTAAAGGAATTGCTTGCTGAATTACAAACTGCTTTAGCTGAAGAAGATAAGAAAATAGATGAAGAAGAGGAGGCAATAGCCAAGGAAAAAAGGAAGGAAGGGGAGGAGGTCAGGAAACCTGATACTTTTTTAAGAAATCAAATTTTAAGTTCAATCGGAGAATTGAGCAAATTAGCAGGGATAGGTGGTAAAATTGAAACAGATTTATCTGAAGTAAAAGCATACGAAGGAACTCAAGGAGGAGAATCCTACGATAAAATAGGGAAGAATATTTTTGATGGTAAAGGGAATTTAGAAGAGGGATGGAACTATCTATTGGGTACAGATGGATTGGTGTATGTATTGCC